TGGAGAAGTACGACCGGCGGCGCGTCACCCGCGAGCCGCGCGACCAGCAACAGGACGACGGCGGGCCGCGCGCCAACAGCCGCATGGGAAGGGTGGTCGAGGGCCGTTCCGGCCCGGCGCAGGATGTCACCAATCCGACGCCCGGCTACAACGAGGGGGGCCGTGTGCTGCGTGAGCCTGCCGACAACCGTGGCCAGGGACAGCAGCAGCAGCCCCCGGCCGCTCCAGCCGCCCCCGAGCACCCCGAAACCCGTCGCAACACCCGGCGCTCCGACAGCGATCTGTGAGCGACTGGTTCGCGCTGCGCACCCAAGCGCGGCGCGACATCTTCCGTGCCTTTACGGTCAGGGCGACCTACAGCGACCCGAGCGTGGGGGAGCCGGTCGAACTGGCGGTCAACTGGCACTCGCGCTTCGGGCTGCCGGTCGGCGACCTCGCCGGCAGCGATTATTCCGGCGTCTTGGAAACCATCGACCGGCTCGTCTTCGACCGGGCCGAACTGGTCGAGAAAGGGCTGACCTTGCGGCGCGGCGGTCGGGTCGCGCTGACCGATTACGGCTACGGCTTCACCCTGGACGTGCGCGAGCCGAATAGCGGCCCGGTGCGCGAAATATGGACGGTCGCAAATTGAGCGTTGTCATAGAGGCCCAGGGGTTGGCCGAACTCAAGAAATTCTACGATCTGGCACCCAAGGAGGCGACCCAGGCGGCACGCCTCGCGATCAACCAGACCGCCGAGCGCAAGGGGCTGACCCTGGCCCGTGCCGCAATGGCGGCGCAGGTCAACTTCCCACGTGGCTATTTCAACGAGATCAATCGCACCGGCAAGTCCAATCTGGGGCTGGCGTACCGCGCTACCGATGCGAGCCTGGAGGCCGGGATTGCCGGGCGTCAGGAGCCGACCTCGCTGTCGAGGTTTTCCACCGAGCGCGGGCGGTTCCGGCAGGGTCGGCATGCCCGTGGGACGCCGATCAACGTGGCGGTGCATCCCGGCCGCACGCGCGAGCTGAAACGCGCTTTCTTCCTGCGTCTGAGGAACGGCAACATTGGGCTGGGCATCCGCCTCAAGAACGGCGAGAGCCTGACCAATACGGTGGGCGCGAAAATCATAACCAGTGGGCCGTTGAAGGGGGTCGCGCTGTTGTACGGTCCTTCGGTCGATCAGGTGTTTCGTACCGTAGCCGTGGACATTTCACCGGAAGTCCTCGATGCTCTGACGGTAGAGTTCCTCCGTCAGTTCGAGTTGCGCACCAGTGGCAAACTCTAGGCAACTGGATTTTTTGATACGCCTGACCGCGCACCTTGAGGGTATCGTGCCGGCCAACGGGTACGATTTCGACCTGACCGGCAAGGTGTTTCGCGGCCGGCGCGTGTTTGGTGCCGACGACCCCGACCCGCTCCTGTCGGTGGTCGAGCACCTCAGTGCCGATGTCACGCTCGACACGGCCGGCGAGAACCGCACATCGCGCAGCGAAACCTGGGTGCTCCTAGTGCAGGGCTGGGCCAGGGTCATCAATGAGCACCCGACCGATCTGTTGTACAATCTGAAAGCCGCCACCGAGCACCGGCTGGCGCGTACCATCCAGACCAATGGCGGCGGCGGGCCGATGTATCCAGCGGAATACTTTCTCGGGCTGCATCGCAAGAATGTTACCATGCTGACCATCGGGCCTGGGGTCGTTAGCGCCCCGACCTCGGCAGACTCAAGTATGCGGTCTTTCTTCTACTTGCCGCTCGGCGTCGGCTGGGCGTCCGATGTGTGCGATCCTTTTGTGGAGGGCTAAACCATGCAGGCGATGAATACGCGCGACTACACAATCGGTCGCGGCCAGTTGTTCTTCAACAAGTTTCTCACGGGGACGACGACACCAACCGGCGAACGCTATCTCGGCAACAGCCCGGCGCTGACTGTGACATCGACTTATGCCGACCTGCCGCACTACACATCGGACTTCAAAGTGCGCGAGATGGACGACAACTTCACGCTCCAGACCGACCGGGGCGGCACTTTTAGCGTGGACAATGCCTCAATTGAAAACCTCGGCCTGATGTTCGGCTCCGACCCGATCCCCGAGACGGTTACCGCAGCCACTGCCGCAACCGAAACCCTGACCGATGTCAAGCTCGGCTACTGGTATCCGCTGGGGATCACCGACGAAACTCCTGACGGGGCGGGAGCGGTGGCTAATGTGGCGGTAGCCTTGGGAGTTACGTCGGTCGATGAGGCCGACAACTTCACTGTCGATCTGGACACCGGGCGTATCTACCTGCTGCCCGACGCCGTTGATGTCACGGATGGCGATGACCTTAATATTACCTACGATGTCGTTGCCGGCGAGAGTTTGCTGGTGATCGAGGAAGGCGAGCAGGTCGAAGGTTCGCTGCGCTTTATTTCGGACAACCCAAAAGGGTCGAACAAGAACTATTTCTGGCCGTATGTTCGTATCCAGCCGACCGGCGATTTCGCGGTCAAGGGCGAGCAGTGGCAGGTCATATCGTTTAACTTCGCGGTCCTGACCCCGAAAGATGGAAGGAAGCGCGTCTACGTCCGCGCGGTCTGACGCTCTATTCCCCCGGCTCGGGCGGCAGACCGCGACGGCGGCTTTGCCGGTTGTGCCGTAGAACAACCGGAGGGGGCCATGCTGAAAGATTGCGTCGTAACGCGGCGGAAAATAAGTTTCGAGGGCGGCGAGTTCGAGTTGCGCGGCGTGTCGCTGCCCGACATCTCGAATGCGATAATGGAACATCGCGAAGCGGTGGACAGGGTCGCGGACATCCTGCGCAGCCGAGCCGAGATGAATGATGTCTCCTCGATAATCGACATAATGATCGACGTAATACGGGAAAGCCCGTATCTCGCGGCTTTTCTGATTTGCAGTTGCGCGGATGAACCTGATGCGTACTCAGCCGCTTTTCATCTGCCGCTGGCGGTTCAAGTCGAAGCCTTGCGCACAATCGGCGATCTGACTTTCCAAGACGCCGAAGCCCTAAAAAAATTGATCGCCGACGCGAAAGGATTGCTGGCCGGGATACGCCCCCCGAGCCTAGTGGACGCGGCGGCGTAGAAAGCTGGTTCCTGCGAACCTACCAGGGCTTGCGCGAGCACGCCAACCTGCTGGTGTCCGAGGGATACAGTAGAGATTGCGTGTGGTCGATGCCGCTTGGGGTAATATGGACCGAGGCGGTCCTGACGAGGCGGCGCATCCGGGGCCACGCGGTGTTGAACGCGGTCCTCATCCACGCCGCTATCGTGGACGCAATCGGCGGCGGGGGTCACTTGCAACGGATCATCGAGGAAATCGAGGATGAGTGACCGGGGCGGCGGGCTGACCCGCGATGTCATCCTGCGGATCAGCGCGCAGAACCTCTCGACAGCCGACTTCCGTGCCGCCACCAACGCCGTCAACGAACTGACCGCCGCTGTCGATAAACAAGTCCAGGCGGCGGCGAAAGGCACCGTAAAAGAGGCAGAGCTTACCGCAGCCCTGTCGAAGCTGAACGATGTCAGCAAGAACCTCACCGGGTTCGCCAAGATAATCGAGAACCTTAAAGGGCTGGACGTTCAGATCGCGGCCCAGATACAGAAACTGGCCGACGCCAAGAAAGCCTGGGAAGACCAGCAGGCGACGATAGCCGGGGCCGATACCGTCACCAAGCGGATGACGGATCGCCTCGCCAGTCTGGAGAGCGGCTATAAAGCTGCCGAGACAGCCCTGAACGGCCAGATCGCGCGGCAGCAAGCCTACCGGAACACGCTCGAACAGAACGGGCTGGACGTACAAAACCTCGCCAATGCCGAGCGCCAGTTGCTCGCGGTGGCTGACCAAGCCGGGCTTGTCGTCAACAAGCTGACCCAGGCGCGCGACAACTACGCCAGGATACTGCGTCAGACCAAAGAAGAAGAACTGGCGGCAGCCGCTGCCTCTAAGGCTGCCGCTGCCGCCGAAGCGGCGCGGGTGGCTGAAATACGCAAGGCTATCGCAGCCATCGAGGCGAGAAAGCAGGCCGAACAGGCCGCGCGGCTGGCCGACGTAGGGGCCGGCACCAAGCAGATCACTGACCGGGCCGAAACTGAGCGCCGCATCCAGAGGGAGATCGAGGAGGGCGCTCGTAAGGCGGCGGCGGAACAGCGTGCTGCCCGCATGGCAACGGTGCAAGCCGAAGTCGAGGCCAATGCCAAGCGGCGCGAGGAGGCGAACAAGACCGAGCGCGCGATAGCTGCCGACCGCGCCAAGGCTGCGGCCGAGGTGGCTGAAGGGGCCAGACGCGGCACGCCGGTCAGCGCGGAGCGGATGGCGGAAATTCGCCGCAATATCGAGGAAAGCAGCCGGCTGCGCCAAATTGACATCCGTTCCGAGATCGAGGACGAGCGGCGGCGCGGCATCGGGGTCACCGGCCGGATGCGCGAGGATATGGCGCTGCGTCGCCAGTTGCGCCGTCAAGAGGCAGAAGAACAGCGGAACGAGAGGCAGCGTACCGGCGGCGCGCAGACCGGGCGGCAAAGTTTTCTGGGGTTGCAGCCTTACGAATTAACGAACTTAGGTTACCAAGCGACAGATGTGTTTCAAGGTGCGCTTTCCGGCACGAGTTTCGGAGTTATAGCGGCACAGCAGGGGCCGCAAATATTCCAGCTATTCGGGATGGCGGCTCTCAAATGGGCACCGATAATCGTCGCCGCGTTAGGCACGATCACGGTGGCTGTGGGGGCGTTGCAGCGCACCTTCCGCGAGCAAGCCGCCGAGCGCACGTTTGGCGGGCTGCTCGCCGCCAATGCGCAGTCGATAAATTACAACAAGCAACAACTGGTCGATCTCGGTAAAGCCGCTCGCGACATGGGGATGTCGTGGAAGGACGGTATCGACTCGATCAAGACCGCGATGAGCGGCAACATCGCACAAGACCGCATCAAGTCGTTGTTGCAAGCGGCGCAGGACGTTGAGGACGTTTACGGCACCAAAGCGCCGGAAGCGATGAAGCAGTTTGTAGCCGGTCTGTCAGGTGGCGGCGACGAATTGTTGAAATTTGGTGCCGAGTATCGTTTGTTTAGTCGTGAAGAAGAACAATACATTCGCAGGCAGGCTGCGGCCGGTGAGATCGAAGAGGCGCGTCGTTTTACCATTGAGCGTCTCAGCAAGGTAATGCGTGAGCGGGCCGAGCAAGCCCTCGGCCCGTGGACTCGGGCACTTCGTGAAGTCAGCAAGGCGTGGGACGACTTCCTGCTGTCGTTCGCCAAGACCGAAGAGTTCAAGGCGCTCAACACCTTATTGTTGGACTTGATAAGTAATCTAGGAAAGCTCGCTGTCAAACTTCAAGAACTCTCTACAAAGGGGGGTATCGGTCACGCGCTTCTCGGCTCCCTGGTTGGCCCCAATAGCGTCGTTGTTCGTGCCATAAACGAGGTCAAGGCGGCGCTGGGGCAGCCGCCGGTAAGTTTCCGCAATACGGCGTTCGCCGAGGAGGCCGCTGCCGCCGCTGGTGCCGGTGCTCCCACGGAAACCAACGCTAATCTCATCGGCAACCAGAAGGTTGTTTCCAACTGGCTTGCTTCCCGTGGTTATAGCCCGGCGCAAGCCGCCGCGATCATGGGCAATGTGTCGGTCGAGAGTTCTTTTGATCCGGGTATAACGAATAAGACCGGCCATTTCGGATTGTTCCAGTGGGATCAAAACCGGCAGAAGGCACTCGGCGGTTCTACCGATATCATCAAACAACTGGAGTTGATGGATAAGGAACTCACCGAACTCGATCCGAACTTCAAGAAATCCACCGATAATTTTGTCGAGTTGACCCGGCGGTTCCGCGACACGTTCGAGCGTCCGATCCCGAAAGACAAGATTGGCACTGCGTTCGATATTGCAGACCTTAACAAACGTGCTGTCGAGGCTGCTCGGTTCTACCAGAAGCCCTCTGCCGCCCTGCCCGCAGGCCCAGCCACGCGCTCGGACACTGCTGCCGGGGAACCGAAGCCAGTTCAGACCGGGCCGACCCCGGCACAACGCGAGGAGGGTGAGAAGGCGCTGGCGCTGGACAAGGAACGCTACGCGATTGCGCAGGCGATCTCGGTCGAAGCCGAGAAACAGGCCGAGTTCGCCAGGATCGAACGAGAGGTCAGGCAGTCGAACAAAGACCCGGTGTCGGCGGCGGAGGAGATTCGGATCAAGCAGCTTGAGATCGAGAACAAGCTGCGCGAGGAACAGCGAGTCCGAGAAGCGAAACTGACCGATGAAGCGGTCACCCAGGCCAAGCATCTGACCGAGATACGCGCTGCTGGCGAGAAAGCGGTGGCTGAAGCCCGCGCCCAAGGCATCGCCGGCTACCGCGAACTGCAACGCATTGAAGACGAAGCCAAGACCAGGGAGGGCAATCGGCTCAATCGGATCGACCAAGAGAAGGACCGATATCAGGGCATCGTTACGGCGATAGACAACGTCAAGCGTTCGTTGGATGGTGCCTATGGGCCGGATGTCGAGGCCCGCATCGACGCTGTGCGGCTCAAGTACAAGGATTTGGGAGAGCAGATCAGGCGAACCCTGCGCGAGAACGTCCTGACCGACAAAGCTCCCTTGGAGGCCCAGCTACAACGGCTCCCCGCCTTGCAGGAACGCGAAGAGTTTATTGCGCGTGGCAAAGCTTACGAGGATCAAGCCAAGGCGGCGCTGGCGGCGCGCAACGACTTGATCCAGTCGTACAACAAGCTCTACGATGTCGGCGAGATGACATTGGAGGAGAAGAACAAGGGGATCGCGGAATCCTACGAGTTAATCAAGAAGCCTCTCCTCGACGCTACCGATGCGCTGGAGAAGTGGAACGCCGAAGCCAAAGAACGCGGCGATGTGCCGGCTATCCAGATGGAAAAGGTCACCGCCCAGGTTAAGGAGTTCCGCGCCGAAACCAAGTACTTCGACCCGTTCTGGAAAGGGCTGAAAACCACCATCGAGGACAGCTTCGGCTCTAACCTGACCG